AAAGACAATCTTGAGTAAATCTATTCCAAATGTGGATAAAATGATGCCAAGTGTCGAAATAGAAAAGTATGAAGGAGAAAATAGATGATGAAAAAGAAAAAAATGAAGATGAAAAAGAAAAAATCATTCCCTGATGTGTCTGGTGATGGAAAAATCACAAAAAAAGACATTTTAATGGCTAGAGGAGTGATACCTAAACCTAAAAATGGAATGAAGAAGAAAAGAAAATGACAAAAGGTCAAAAAAAGGTTAAAAAGATCATGCGAGAGTTTAAAAAAGGAACTCTCAAAATTGGTGGCTCTGATAAAAAAGTTAAAAATCGTAAACAAGCGATAGCAATTGCTTTAAACAGAGCCGGTATAAGTAAAAATAGGAGGACAAATGGCAAAAAAAGACGATAAGTTTTTTACAGAGTCAGTCGAAGTAAGTATTCCGTCTCAAAATATTGAGTTGGACCCTAGATCTGTAACTACTGCAGATGGTATGCCAAGAAACTACATACCAACTGGAGATGAAACAGAAGTAAGAGGTACAAAAAGAATGCTTAAGGACAAAAAGAAAACAGCTAAGTGGTACTAATATGTGGTTGTCGGCAATTAAGTTAGCCGTCTCTGCAGGAAGTAAAATTTACGCTAATAAGCAGAAGACGAAGATGGCTATGTCAGAAGCGCAGCTAATGCACGCTACTAAAATGGCTCAAGGTCAAGAAGCTTACCAGGGTAAACTCCTAGAAGCTCGTCAATCAGATTGGAAAGACGAAGCAGTTTTATTAATTCTCTCGGCGCCAATCGTGGTGCTGGCCTGGGCGGTTATAAGTGATGACCCACAGGCGATGGACAAAGTTAAATTGTTCTTTGAGTACTTTTCATCACTTCCGTCATGGTTCACCAACTTGTGGATCCTTGTCGTGGCGTCAATATATGGTATAAAGGGTACACAAATTTTTAGGAA